GCCTAACATTCCGACAAGGAAGATAAAGCCGTAACCTAAAGCGATCAATGCGATACCTGAGATAACTGTTTTCATTTGCTTGTCCTTTCAATAGCAACGTCAACATAAACCTGAGTGCAAGCATCGTTGCGTGAAATACCGCAACTCTTAGCGTAAGCACACACAGCATCATCCCATTCATCATAAAGATGAGCAAAGTCAGCGAAACTCATACCCGCCTTTATCCAAGTCTTATATGCAGTGACAGCTGCAATAAATAACTCTGCCTGCAACATTAGTTACCTGCCTTCTTTAGTTCTCTGAGTTGATTTCTCAATGCAACCCATTCTCTTGCTCGTTCTTTAGCAATGTTGTAAGGGGTAGCAACTTTGTCAAGCTCTTGAATCTCAGCCATTCTTGCTTCAATTTCTGCTTGGGTCTTGTAACTTTTCATTTGTTTTGTCCTTCGTTTGTCCGAATCAAGCCTTTTGACCTGATAGATACAGTTTGGCAGAAACGACACTAAATAAGCAACATTTGAGCGTGTTTTGTTTATAAACATTTGATAACAGAATTAGGGATAATTTGAGATAGTTACAGCCACTCCAGGCTCACCTGTAGCATACTTCTTGCTTATCTCTAGCTTGACCACTTGACTGTCATCCTTCCAAATACCGCCAAAACCACAAGAATCTAGCAAACTTCGCCCCAGCTTATCCACGTCAGGTGGAACTGTAGGTAGCGATCTAGTGACAGATTTCTTGCGTGTCACATAAAAGACTGCTTCAACTTTGACTGCACCTTCAAACATGCTGTCATCACCAGACTGCAACATAGCTTCTTTCACAGCATCAGCGACAGCCTTACGCCAAACAGGTAAACCAGGTGACGCTTCAATAATCAAAGGAATGTTAGCCCCAGACTTTGTTTTACGCGTTCCTACATACTTTTTGCTTCCTTGCGGTCTAGGTTCATAACCAAAGACAGTGAAGCTAAAACTATTTCTTGCCATAAAAATTCACTAAAACCACAAGATACAGAAAAACCCCTACCAAACCATTTATGGCTGATAGAGGTTGATCTAGGAACAGCGAATCCGTAAGAAGTAGGCTACCCAAGACAAAACCTACAACCCACGTCTGCATTTAGAAGGGAGCAGAAACTACAGGTGCATCAATCTGAGCATTGTTGATGTCCAACTTGACCTTACGACCTGGCTTACCTGTCTTATCTTCAAAATCTTCAATCTTCACAGACAGCTGACCAAAAACAGTTACTTCAGACTCTAACTCTAGGTTGTGTGATACAGCGAACCAGACACTCCAAGTGCGTGTGTAATCTTCACCAGTAGCAGACTTATAGCTCTCAACCAAAGACAAGCCTTGTGATGATGCGCCAAACACTTTTGAAACTTTACCTGAAACTTTTACAACAGCCATTTATGTTCTCCTTGTTTTATTTGCGTAGCCTGATCATTTTGTTTTATTTGTTGCACTCTAAAGCATAACGCTAGTCACCGACAATATGTGAAGGATTTATGCAGTCCTTATGCTGACAGACACGCTCACCTGGTATAACTAACAAACCCTGCTCATCAACAGGATCTAAATCAGCGTTCACAGCCCCCCGATGCGGTTGACAGCGTAACTTCCCATACTGAATAGTTGTTGCAGGTTTCACACGACAGCTCACACACAACAAATCCCTACGCCCCCGCTTCTCAGCGTTCACAGCCCACTTAAACCCACACCTACGACACTCAACCTGATTATCCTGCATAAAGTCTATTGTTCCACAATTCTGCTAAAACTATCTTGAGCCACAAAACGAGCTGCACCAGTTTGACCATGCCTATTCTTAGCAACAACAAGGAAGAAATCAGTTCCATTACCATCTGGACTATCGCCTTCTTTATGGTGACGTTTAATCATCAAAACAACATCCGCATCCTGCTCAATACTTCCAGAATCACGCAAATCACTCAACTGCGGTTTACCCTTCGGCCTATTCTCAATCTCTCTACCCAACTGAACAGCAACAATCACAGGAAGATCCAACTCCAACGCCAACTGCTTCAACTGACCAGAAATAGCACCAATCTTGGCAGTCTTATCCTTATGTTGCACATCATCCTGCATCAAACCCAAATAATCTATAAAAACAGCGTCAACAGGCCGAGACTTAGAAGCAGCCGAAATATAGGCTCTAACCATGTTAGGACTCAACCTACTACCAGCAATAACACCCAAACCATTACCTAAAACACTTTGAGCATTGGCAACCTGCTCCCTAGCCGAAATCTCATACAAATCACCGTTACTAATCTCAGCCACCTTAAAATCAAGTTCATCATTAGCGATCAACGAATAATCAATGCTCAAAGACTGTGCAAGTAACCTATGCTGCAACTGCAAAGCAGGCATCTCCAAACTAAAATACAAAACGTGCTTTCCCGACTTAGCCAACTCAAAAGCAGACTGCAAAGCCACAATAGTTTTACCTTCACCAGGGCGACCGGCAATAACATAAAAACCTGCAGGCCTAAAACCGCCAATAAACTTATTCAACCTTCTCCAACAAGTAGGCATAAAAGGTGGCCGAGACTGCATCTCAGCAACATACTCACCCAGATACTCGCCAGGATAACTAATCTGCAACTGAGCTTGACTAGCCGAAATTTTATCAACCACAGCTAAAGCATCCGACACCAAACCCGAAACATCCTGAGCAGGATCATCAGACTTCAAAGCCAACACATTACCAGCCAACTTCAACTCAGACTTAGCCCACATAGCCTTTAACTGATTGACATGAAACTTACAGGCAACATCCGAAAGCGGTGCAAGGTCAACACAATCAAACACACGAGCAACACCACGAGAATCCAAACCAGCGTTCACTAATAAAACATCAGGAACAACACCAGAACCACGCAAATCAAAAATACGCCCAAAAATAAGCCGATTCAAAGCATCATCAAAATAATCTGCAATCAACTGCAAATCATCCCAAACCTTCGGATAACGAATCAAACCACCCAAAACAGCGTTCTCAAGCTGCAACCTAGAATCAGTCATTATTAGCCCTGCCCATCCAATCATCAACAGGAGCAACATCAACCTGATCTAACCAACACTCCTGCTCCAACCAGTTACAAGCCAACTTCACAAACTTCAACTCACGGCCAGCAACGCTATCCCTAAAAGTCTGCGTAGCAGAAAGCAAAGCATCAATAGAAAAATTAGGTGTAAGCATGCTAAAAGCCTGTTCAGCTTTGGCACGAGACTCCTTACGTGGATAAAGACTCCAAAAACGCTCAAAATCTTCTTCTGTTAACTTTGTTTGTTTCTTTATTTGTTTAACCCCTGTTTGACGGGTAGGGTGTCCCCCTGTTTCGCGGGTAGGGTGTCCCCCTGTTTGACCAGAGTCCCCCTGCCTAACAGGAGTAGTGTTTGACACTAGAACTTTATAGATACTTGTATGGCCTTTACGATACTGAACGCTAATCAAACCACGCTCAGAAAGCACTCTAATAGCCTTACGGACTGTTTCTTCCTGGCTAATACCAATCTCAGCTGCAAGCGTTGAAACACGTTGATAAGACTTAGGTTGATGAAAGGCAATCTGTATCAAAACAAGCCTTTGAATAGCAGTCAAATCTTTTGGTGCATACCGGATGACTAGATCAACACACTCAAAATTATTCATGGCCGAACCAAGGTTTCAAAATAGGAACTTCACAAGCAGGAATTTGAGCTTCTTCGTGAACTCTGCAACATATGTAAACGTATTGATTACATCTTTGGCACATTGGATTACCTGCATCTTTTCTGCGAGTCATGCAACAGTCATAAGGGTCTTCTCTACGAACATTTGATTTACATTCAAAAGTGACATGATGAAGCCTATTTTCTGCATGAAATGGCCTGTAAAAATTGCTTTTCTCTCTATTGCAATCTTCACATGCTGCAACAAGATTAGAGGAATCATCAGCCAGCCAAAGCCATTCAGGAGTCCAAGCTGAACGAGGTATTACATGATCTATGTTTCCTTGATTGAGAGGTATTGAGCGGTCACAATAAGCGCAATTTGAGCCATCACGCCAATAAATAGATTGCAGTAAAGCACTATGATTATGTTCATAATCTCTGCTAAAAGTATTGCGAACTTCAAAACGATTATCATCCTGAAGGGCAACTAAACCATAACTGTAAGCTAAATCAGCTTTTCGGCGAGCGTTAGTTACCTGAAACCATTCAAGGATGAATAATTGTTTATCTCGTCTTGTGATTAGTGGCTTTTTTGGCTCTAACTCAAAGTTTTCTTTATGAGTCCTAAATAGCGAATCCAACCAGGCAAGCTTTTCTTCAAGGGGAGTAGTTTCGCGTTCATTATCAGTCAATTTGTAGCCTTTCATTCGGCTACTTATTGATAGAATAAGAAAGCCGATAGTTGAGTTATCGGTTATGTGGGGTCAGTTCTTTAGCTAGGGCTGACTCCACTTTTATCTTATCTTGTTTAACTACACCCTTTGCAGGTGTAATGATGTGATTGCTGTTGATGCAGTCTTTATGCCCACAAAGCCGTTCCCCAGGGCGATACAAGTCCCCTACAGCATTGATTGGCCGCCACAGCTCATCAAGTTCCCCATCATAAGGATGACACTCTATGTTGCCTAAAATAGGATGAAGCCATTTCATACGCTGTTTAGGGGTTGCTTTACAGTCTTGACAGTGATCCCAATCAGGTTTACACCTAGACTTTGCTTTCTCCCAAGTAGTTCTAGGAACTATCTGACCACAGCGAACACAAAACATGTCACCTTCGTTGAAGATGCTTGTGCTGTTATCTAACCTGTTTGTCCGCATAGAAAGACATCTAAGCACATAAAGTGCTGAAACACCTAATCCACGCTGAAAGATGTCAGAAAATGTAGTCGTGTCGTTTGTTCGGCAAGTCTGGCAAGCATTTTAGCCCTGAGAATAGGGTCATCTGTCAGGCAGACAACAAGTTCACCTAACTCGTTACAGTGCGCCTGTAACACACTAATTTGCTGTTTTAGCTCCAACGATTCCATCAGCCTTACCTTTGATTGCTTCCAGAATACTAGATGGGGCTTTACCTTGTTTTGCTTCGTTGTAGAGAGATCGTAAGCCTTCAATGTCGTTAATATTTGCTAAAGCAGTTGACCAATTTCGTTCTACAGGTTCAACAGTTAGCCTGGCAACTTTAGACATTTCTGATGCGCTAGGTCTTTTACCTTTAGGGCTAAACTCGTTCCCTAACAAACTAATACATCTACCTAGTGCGCTGGTGCTGCAGTTTTCTACGAAAGATGTTTTGTTGACCGGTGATGACCCTAAGCGTTCTTCAGCGTAATCAACTGCTAAAGGATAAACGTCATCTTTGTCTGCATAACATTCAGCTTTGAATACAACCTGATCTGGTGTGAAAGATACAAGCTCTGTATGTAGTCTGCCATTAGGGAACTTTAGCCAAAATAGGTCTATGCGTTCTTGAACTGTCTGATATTCACTCAGGTTGAAGTGTGCCATTAGTTCCTTCCTTTGACCCGAACTATCGCTTTAGCAATAATTGAGACGATAGACACGATGATGACTGCAACAACAATAAAAATTCCTGTTTCATAAGGTAAATCAAGCGTCATTAGATTTGCTCCAGCTTCTTCTCTAGTTCCAAAGTTTGTTCTTTAAGCGTTGCATTTATACGCTCTAAATCTGAAAAATCAAGGTCAGGTCGCATGTTTTGTAACATTGCAATTGTTCCATCCCAAATAGTTCTTTGAAGATCTAGTTGACTCCAAAACCAAGCTTTTAAGGCTTCTTCAGTATCTTCAATGTATTGAGTCACTTTTGTTTTCTTTTCTGTTGTTTGACGATTAGCGTTTGCACATTTGTAGCATGTTGTGCCTGTTTCAGCACCTGGTATGCCTAGTAGTAAAGCATCTACACCTGAATAAACAATGTTCTCGGTAGTCTTACAGACTTTACATTTACTCATTGCTACTCCAAGTGACTGTGTAGTTATCTTCCAAATATATCCATTGTGGAAGGTCACGGATTTGTAAAGCAACTTTATCTTCAGTCCAGTTATTTATTCCTACTAGGATGCCTGAGATTGATGTGTTTTCTTTAGGTTTGTTGTTGATCACTATTGCAATCTTGTCACCAACTTTTAGCCCTGAGATGTCTTTTAGTTTTGGCATTATTTCGCTTTCTTTATTGTTAGGTAAGGCACTCCGCCTGCACGTTGACTGAGCGTAACAACTACTTGCCCATCTATTGTGCCTGATTTAGCCCCATTTAAAGCCCCGATTGTTCGTGACTTCATTTCTCTAAGATGTGTTTCAGCTGCATCAAAGTCTGTTTGCGCGTTGATTAGTTCTATACCTAGTTGCCCTAGTTCTTCATCACGACTTTCTATACCTGGCGAGAGTTTGCGGGCAGTTTCAAAAGTTGATTCTGACCCATCCCATTCAGGCTGAACGTTATCTAAAACATTCTGTCTAAAATCTGTTACACGCTGCAAGATCGCCTGCCATTCAAAGTCATCCCAGATAACCTCGTATTCTTTATATCTACCTGCATTGACTACAGCAAAGACAGATTTCTTTAGTCCGAACACAAACATATACCAAAACACTTGTGCCTTGTAATGTTCTGGGACAGCATCCCAATACAAAGCTGTGTGCTTGATTTCAAGAATGTAGCCTTCACCTGTTTCATCTAAACAAACTGCGTCAGGGTTAGCGTGCATCCACGATGCTGAAGGTGCAGCATAAGTGCCTACTTCTTCAACGACATGATCAGGATGCTGTTCAACATACAGTTGACGGATTGCAGGTTCAACAAGTTGCCCTAAACGCATAGCAGTGTTACCTACAAAGTCACGTTCAATTTTGCCTGTTTTCTCTGCCCACAAAGTTACTGCAGAAGTAAAAGGGGATAGACCAAGAATTGCGCCTATTTCTGAACCTGAAATGACTCCTACAGTGTTGCGTAGCTCATGCCATTCAGGGCTGTTGTTTTCAAAGTTACCTAAATGTATTGCAGTGTTTAGGATTTTCTGTATTTGGGGGTTTCTCATAACTACACTATAAAGATGACCTCCGACAAATTGACTATAGACAGAATCACTTTAGATTTACATGAAGCAATTATTGATAATGGCGGTGTGGAATGTGAGCAAGTGCCAGACATCTTCTTTCCCGAAGATTTATCTACTCCAGGTCAATCGGCTATGCGTATTATGGCTACACAGACGGCTAGAGAAATCTGTTTGAGATGCCCTGTTATAGCAAAATGTTTGCAGGTGGGAATGTATGAAGATTTTGGTATTTGGGGTGGGGCTACACCTGAACAGCGTAAACGACTGAAACGTAGGTCAGATTAGTCATCTTTGTTGCGTATAGGGTATGTTGCAGCCCAAATAACGATGCTTGCAAGTATGCAATACCCGATAACTGTTTTGGCACTGCCTTCTAACACTATCCAGGCAACAAACATGCCTAGCAAAGTCCATAACTGTCCGAGAATGTCTTTCAGAAAATTCATTAGTTTATCTTTCTTGTTTTAGGTGATCCACTTGAAACACTTGCGCTAGCTGCAGTCATAGCAGTCTGTGTTGATAACTGTGCAATCTGAGTGACAATTAC